AGAAGTACACACCAGCACTTGATTCAAAAGGTAATCAAGTATTTGTAGATGGTAAGCCCGCCTTTAGAGAAGTTGATACAAAGTCAAGTAAGTATCATACTGATATCCCCACAATGTTCACAATGATTTTCAAACAGCAACCTACAAAATCTGATATAGAAAAGTTTCATAGTTTTGCAGGCTTATTAGCATTGATTAAAAAATATAAAGTAGAAGATGATTTAATGAAAAAAGCCTTTATGTTTCTGCTTGACAAAAGTTTATTTGGAAAAGGTGCGCAAGGATTTGAGAAGAATAATCCAGAAGGTGACCGAAAAATTAAAATGCAAATTGTAGAAGCATTGGTTAAAAAGTTTCCATATCTAAAACCAATTTATAATGGATATGAAGAACAAATCCAAACCTACTATGAGAATTATAAAACAGTAAAGGTTGAAGCATGATGTCTTTTAAATCATTCTTCGTAAGAAGAGATTATATAGTTGAAGCAAAGTCTGGAGAAATGTTGGACATTTCTATTCCAAATGCAGATAAAGTATTTGCAAATAAAGAACATGAAATGTTTCAAAGTGAATATACCATTGAAGAAAAAATGGATGGAGTTAAGTTAACTATATTCAGAAATGATAAGCCTTATGATGCTAAAGACTTCACAAATAATTGGATTGTTGCATACAAGAATAATATATTACATGCTGGAGAATTTAAATCTGTTACTCCTAAAAAAGCAAAAGAGCATGGTATTGGTGTATCTCAATATAAATTAGTATTTGACCATCTAAAGAAAGTTCATAAAGCCGCAAAAGAAATCCCAACAAACACAGAATTTTTTATTGAATTTCTAATGAAGAAGCCTACTCTCACTAGAGACTATGAGCATAATCATGGAATGATTTTAATAGGTTATGCACACAATGCAAAGATAGATTCTAAAAATGATTTTAGATTATACACAAAAGAAACTAAATTAAATCAAAAATTAAATCAACACTATGCAGATATATTGAAATTAGATTTACCTTCTAAAATGTTTGATGGAAACTTGCAAACATTTGATGATTTTAAACGTGGAGCAATAAATCCAAATTTAATAAAAGCAATCAATAAACATAAAAAAGAAATAGTAGAAGCATATCAAAGAGAAAATTGGAAACATGCTTATGAGGTAATTAAAGATTTATTTTTAACAATACCTAGTGCATATGGTGGAAGAATTGAAGGTATTGTGATGAGAAATAAGTCTACTAACAAAATGTATAAGATGTTACAGTCAGATCAACATGATAAAGAAGCCAGACAATTGATTAAGCAACGCTACAATATGGACAAAGATGAACAAAATGCATACTATAGCGAATTAAGAACTATTGCAGATGATATTTTAAAGATAGTTGATACTTCAGGCTCTCACCATGATGTAATGATACAAATATCACAAGCAGTACATAAAAGAAAACTTCCAAAAGATTTACACACAAAGAAAAATGACCATCAAATAAAAGAAGATTTACATTTAACGGTAAAAACAAAATATGAAAAAATGTTACATGGATGGGCAGGTGTTGTGGGTAAATTTAGAATCATTACAAAAGAACATGTAAATATGATTGAATATGCATTGAAAAAATATAAAGGAGTTTCTGTTATGTTAGTAACGGGAAGTAGAGATATTTTACTTTCTGAAGAAAATAAAAAAATTCTTAAAGAAATCTTTAAAGGAAAAGATATTGAATTTTTTATTTCAACTACAGGAAATATAGTTTCTCTGGAAAGAAAAACTAGAAATCCTATTGTTGCTTATGTTTCAGGACCAGATAGAAAAAATGATTATAAAAAACAATTGCAAAGCAGAAACAGTGATGCTATTTTAGATGTATATGATGCAGGAAAAAGAGAAGATATTTCTGCAAGTAAGGCAGAAGAAGCTTTAAAGAGCAATGATATACAAACTTTAAGAAAAATTGTACATCCCCTTGCTCTTAAAAATATTGATAAATGGGAAAATTATTATATTTGAAATCGTTCAATTACGTATTCATAACTAGTGTCTATTTCAAATTCAAAATTTTCTACAAATTTAAAATTTAAAATTTCTTTTTTATTTTTCAAATACATAAAAGTAAATTTGTTAATATAAATAGTCTCAGTGTCTGAAACATTCAATTTAACAAAAAAATCTTCAAAATTTGAAATATCAAAATCTTCATGATTTTCTAATTGCAATATGTTATCTTTATCAAAATAAACCATTAACTTATCTTTAACAAATTGTATAACATGTGCATTTGCAAAATTAAATAATATTTCATTAATTTCAATTAAAATCATAAGACCTGTTTATATAATAAAGTTATTCAAAAATCAAATAAATAATAAGAAGATGAATATATTTATATGTCAAAATTAAAGGATTTATAAATGGCTAGAAGACAAGAAATCCAGAAACCAACTACGTTGTTAACAACAAAACAGACAAAATTAGAATCAATTGATTATGATGGTAATCGTGGTGAAATCATGTTGTCTGTAAATGATGCTGGTGCAATAGGAGGAGACGTAAGAATAATTACAAACGAACAGTACACAATAAGTTATGCAAATACCGCAGACCCACAACAAAATTATAATAGACAGGTTTATAAAACATTACCTCTACATAATGTGGGTTCATTAATTTATTATGCTGGAACATCTCAGCCAGATGGTTATTTATTCTGTAACGGTGCTTGGGTAATGGCTAAATTATATTTTGAATTGTATGAAAAAATGAGAAATTCAGATTACGCAGGAGGCTCACAAATTGTTAATGGTGTTGTAGTTGGAGGACAATATTGGGGAGGTGAAGATAATTGCGTTGTATTAACTAATAGTAATTATAGTTCATATGGATTTTCACAAAGTGATGTGGGAGAGTTGGTGTTTAAAATACCTGATTTACGAGGTTTCTATATAAGAAATCATAATCCGGGAATAAAATATAATACAGGAAGCAATCAACATCCTTTACCAGATTATGAAACAAATGTAACATATGATGAATTTGGTGAAGAATTAGATACAGAAGATGGAATAAGAACATGGGGTTCTAAACAAGATAGTAGATTCAGCATACATTCACATACAGCAAATACAGTGAGTGTATCGGGAAATCATGTTCATGAGTATGAAGGTTGTTTAGATGCCACAGGCGGAACTCAGCTTGGTATAAACACAGCAGGTAACGTTGATCCAGCTTCAGGAAAACAACATTGGGCAACATTTGGGGCAAGAACTATGCTAACAGATCCGGCAGGTTATCATAGACACTTTGGGTGGTTAGGATATGGAACTTCTTATTCTGATACAGAGCATAAAACAGTTGATTTTGAAGGTAATCAATCGGCAAATGAAACAAGACCAAAAACTTATCAAGTTATGGTTTGTATAAAATACTAAAAATAAAGTAAAGAAATATGGCAGTATCGGCACAATATAGAGAATCAATTTTAACGATCCAAAAAGTAACTTCAGGTGCTTTTAGATTCTCACGTTCTAATGATGACACAAAAAAGAGAATATCTGTTGCTGGTTCAATGGTAATCACAGTAGATGACAATGCTGAAATAATAGCAGATTTTCGGGTTCATGATGGTTCAACAGGAGGAGGTCTTTCAGTTCCCCCACCTGGAACTGTTTGTCATATGTTAACTAAAAAATTAGTGACTTATCCTTATTTTGAAATACCCGATGGTTGGTTATTTTGTGATGGAACAATTCTTGAAAAATCTGTATATAATGCATTATATTCAGCAATTGGTGATACTTATAATAATGATCAAAATTTAACAACAGACCAATTTCAAATACCAGATTATCGTGGATATTTTTTAAGATGTACTAGTGACCCCAGTGTTTCGGGAATTTCAGGATATCAAGGTGATAGTGTGGTAAAACATTCACATTTTATAGAACTGGAAGATAATGGAGGACATTCTCATTATTACACAGGTTGGGATAATTCGGGAACTTTACGGCAGTCAACTACAGTTTTTCGGTCACGTTCATTTCATAATTCAGGATATGATGGATTTAATAATCCAGTACCTCAATCAGTGAGTTCTAATATTATATTAGGTGGTAGAGTATCAGAAACTGCTAATACTAATGTACACAACCATGATATTTCGGTACTTCCCTCATCCGTTACAGATACAAATAATAATGAAGTAAGACCTATAAATATTACATTTCCAACACTTATAAAATATTAAGAAATGAGTAGAATACCCATACCCCCTGATTACTTTTCTAATAGGTCAACTGCAGTTGACAGAAAACGACAGCTTTTAGATACATCCAAATTGGATATACAAAGACTAAAAGCGATGGCAACTTCACTAATAGATCACAAAACACTTATATTAAATAATTATAAGCCAGAAAGAGAACTTTTTGAACCCTCTAAAGGACAATTTGCTGTATTTGAAGACAGATACAGTTATGCAAAGCCAAGAATGTTTAGTGATATGCGAATACAAGATGGTATTTCTGATTCTGGATTGCCTATTATTCCTGCTGGTACTTTACAATATTTTGCATATACAGAAAGAAAAACAGGTGAATTAGTAGATCCTGATGGTTGGTTAGAATGTAATGGTCAACGCAAAATGGCATTTATAGGTACAGACCCCGCAACAAGATTATCAACTAAGTACACAAAACTTTATGAAATATTATCATCTTGGGGTGTTTCTCTTATAAAAAATAATGTTAAAGCATCTGGAGAAGCAGGAGAAAATCTCCCAACAGGTTTAGAATTTTCAATTCCTGAGGTGAGGGGATATTTTGTAAGATGTTATAATCCAGATAACACAGGTCCTGGTTCAAACAGATATTCACCAGATAATACAGACTCAACAAAATTAACAAGACAAAATTTAAATATTCCAGCTTTACAAATATTTAATGAAGAAGTATCTAATGTTAAACAACATCATCATGAAGGAAAAAATTTAGTTCGTTTTGATGGAGATAGAATAAATTCTACTAACAAGTTTGGGTCAACTGATGGAGATTTAGACCACGATTTAGGTAATAGTTCTCGCAATACATATCAATTTAAAACTGATGTAAGTGACGACTTAACTCCAAAAAATGAAAGCTATTTATATTACAGTAATAATTGGACCTATGTACCATCAAGGTTATTTTCACAAGGAGAAAACCTTAGTTTTTATAGTTCTTCAGAGGAATTATGGCGTTCTGATATAGGTTCAGGTTCTGTACAGCAATGGCCGGGGGGTTACGTTGGGAGTTTCAGTCCAAACGGTAGTTTTGCTGCAGAAGCATCGGGCGAATACAGAGGAAATCAACAATTAAAAAGATACAATTCATATAATAATAGGTATTCTGCATATATTAAACACGTTCATGCAAATATAGAAACCTATCAATATGATTCTCGCACTGATGGAAATATTGATAAAGGTCCTGTATTGAATGGGGGTCCTAATAGAGATACAAATTATAATTCATACACATCTTATATTGGATATAATAAAGTGTACCCGAATCAAAAAAATGAAACTCAATCTTATACTTATTATTATGCTTACTATACTGGTCAACAGGAGAGAACGATACTTTATTATGTTAATAGTCAAGTATGTGTTAATGTACCTTTCGTGGGGAGGCAATGTGTTAATGTACCTGTACCTACTTATCAAAATGTAAGACAAAAGAGAGCATCATTTCATTATTATACAAGAATATATGAAATGTTTAATCAAACAATAAAAGAAACGGACCAAGGTTCAACAGGAAACTTTACCACTGCTTATTCTGGAGGCAGCCCGACTAGAGAAGCCGGAGACCACTCTCATAGTTTTCTTCAAGTAAATGATTATGGTGATGGAGATACTAGACCGAATAATATAGCATTGAAATTGTATATTAAATATTAATAATTTAAATAGGTGTAAATTATGAATGAAGAATCAAAAAAATTTTGTATTGTAAATAAAGATGGTTATTATGTAGAAACAATTAACTGTTTTAAAGACCCTAAAGACAATAAAAGATATGTTATTCCCGCTGACGCTATAGACATTGAAGAACCGAACATTGATAAATTAGCAGATTGTATGCCTGCTAAATTAGATGAAAATGGTACTTCTTGGATATACGAAGAACCTATAAAACCTTTAGTAAATGAAGTAGCAATTCAAGATACTACAATGCATTCTTCAGATGTGATAGAACATGAAGTAGAAACTCCGCCACATTTACAAGATGACCCAATGATGTTTTTACGTGCGAGTAGAGACATCAGATTATATAAATCTGATATTGAAGTTTTAAAATGTGTAGAAGATGCTGTTGTTGTAAGTGAGGATTTAAAAAAATATAGAAAAGAATTAAGAGAGTTGCCTACGAATATTGAAAGTGGATTTATACCAAAACCCAAACACAATCATAATGCAGATTATGATAAAGGTAGAAGTGATCCAGAAGAATTTATTATATTTGAACATTGGCCGATTTATAAAAAATAACTCTTGACATTTATTAAAAATTATGGTATCTTATGAATGAGTATTTTATAATTTTTTATTTTGGAGGAATGGCATTTGGCATTACTCTTGTTAGTATAAAATTAATTAAAGAAAAATTAAATAAAAACTATCTAAATAGTTTAGAGAAGGCAGAAGAGCCTTCTCAGCCAATTCACTAGAGAATTGGTTTAAAAAGCAATCGCCCATTTGGGGATTGCGTTATATTAAGGCGCAAGCTGCGCAATATAATCTCGCTTTTTAAGGAGGCATTATGTTTTTAACTCGCTATTCAACCAATGACCTGGACCGAGTTTTTCGTCATACTGTAGATTTGTTTGACCGTATGGAACAAATCTTTGATGATCAAGCTTTCTCCACATCAACAACTACCAGTTTTCCCCCACATAATATTCGCAAAAGAGATAATTCATATCTTATTGAAATGGCCGTTGCTGGCTTCAATCGTGATGAGGTAAATATAACCAGAGAAAAGAATTATCTAATTGTAGAAGGCAAGAAAGAAGAAAAGAATGATGATGGTTTTGTATATCGTGGTATCGCTAATCGTTCTTTTAAAAAGTCTTTTGCATTAGGTGAGAACATGAAAGTTCTTGCAGCGGATATGAAAGATGGAATGCTATACGTTGCACTTGAGCATGAAATACCGGAAGAAGATAAGCCGATAAAAATTGAATTAGGAGAGAGTTCTGATGTTGTTTCAAGAGTCATTGACAATGTGAAGAAACTTATCGCCTAATATATTTTATATATACAGCGGTGCTTCTTCGGAAGCACCATTCAATACATCACATATACATCACATACACACACAGGAGATAGGATGTACACCAATATGCTACAATGGGAAACCGACCAAGAATTAAAAAGCTATTTTAAATCTGAATACAAAAGAGATTTTGAATACGCTTACAATAACTTCCTAGAAAATCGCAAAAGCGAACATCACAAAAGTAGATTACAATTTTTAAAAAGTTTTTTCAAAAGTTTCTTTCTCACTGAGCAGCAAAGGATGGAAAATTATTTTGCTATGGCAACTAGTCATGAAGATTTAGAGAGAAGACAACGTGCTTGGGAAGAAGAACATTCTCATAAAAAAATTGGCGTTAGCTACTAATTATAATTTTAACACACAACACACACAGGTTAATATGACAGATGCAAAAAATCCATTTCAAATCAGACAAGAACTTTTGAATACCGCAAAAGAGTATGTTGAGTCAATGTACAATATGCAACAAAGTGCTATTGAAAGACAATTTCATTTAGCTGAAGAAGTGATGAAGAAGAATGAAGAACAAGGAATGAAAATGTTTCAACAAACAACCGAGAATCTTGAAAAATATTGCAAATCCTATCCAGGTGTTGACCAGATTCTTTCAGTTGCAAAACAATTTCAAGACTTTGTAGACAACAAGAAAACTAAAGATAGTTGATTTCATTGCTCCTAAATAAGTAATCACAAAGATTATTGTTTAGGAGCATTATGTTACACATAGGTATTGATTTTTCCATTAGCAGTCCTTGTATTTGCTTTTGGAATACAAAAGAAAAACATTTATTTGAAAACTGTGAATTCTATTTTCTACACTCAAAACCAAGTTTAAAAAAGATTGCTTTTCCCGATAACATAACGTTTTCGGAATCATCTGAATCAACAAACAATTCGGTTCGTTTTTCAGAGAATGCTATGAAATTAAGTGAAGTAATAAAAAATAAACTTGACATTCACAAAAAATATGTTATAATGCTTGAAGGATATTCTATGGGCGCAAAGGGTAGAATATTTGATATCGGTGAAGCAACTGGCATTTTTAAATTATACCTTTCAAATCAGAAAGTTAACCCCTTAATTATAGCACCAACACAAGTAAAAAAGTTAGCAACTGGCAAAGGTAACGCAAATAAATTTCAAATGCTGGAAAAATTTTTAGAAATAAATACTAGTTTACACAATTCGGAATGGATAAATGTTTTGACAACAGAAAAGCATCTACTTGCTCCGCTTACTGATATAGTAGACAGTTTTTTTATTGCTAACTCTTTTACGGTAACGTATGATAAAAGCTAAGATTGTTCAGGATAGTTCACTACCAACTGGCGAAAGATTGTTGACGTTTAATGTACGATATGGTAGACTAATTCATTCTGAACTTTTAAGACATCGTGCTGCATCTCATTCTGTGAAAAGTTCAAGAGCAATCCCTACACATAAGTATAGGGAAGAAGTTTTGAATGACCCTTATATTCCGGTTAAGTTTGGAACTAAGAAAAAAGGAATGCAAGCAGGACCACCTACTTTTTTAAGTAAATTTTATGGTGAGAAAGTATGGAAACTTTCATCCAAGATAGCATGTTTATTCCATTGGATGATGGAAACATTAAAGATACATAAGGAAGTAGCCAATCGGATTTTAGAACCATATGTTTGGGTTGAAGAGACAATTACTGTTGAAGCAAATGCTTTGAAAGAAATTGCCGAGCTTAGAGTACATGATGATGCACAAGAAGATGTGAGAAAAATTGTTGAGGAAATGGTGTATGAAATGGATAACAGTACATCAGTTCAATTGAAAAAGAATGATTGGCATGTGCCATATGTTGTTAGAATTACATCTGATGATAAGGATATGGCATATAAAGATAATAATGGCAAGATGTTGACAGCAGACCAAGCTATCGTATGCTCGGCTGCAAGATGTGCTAGAAGTTCTTATGCGAACCATGATAATAGTATGTCTAATTATGATAATGATGTTAAGTTGGCCGAAAGATTAGTTGGTTCAGAACCAATGCATCTATCACCATTTGAACATCAAGCGAGAGCATTTAATGATGAATCTGAGAGGGAATCAAATTCTTCAAACTTTCGTAATTTCTTTCAGCAAAGAAAGGCAATTGAAAAATCAATATGGCACTACGAAATCAATTCATGAAACCTGGCGAAACTACATTTCGCCAAAAAATTGAGTCTGTATGGAAATCCCCTAATAATACTATTTTAAAATATATTGAAAATAGTGTAGATGATAGGGGATTTCCCAATATCCAGAATTGGAAAGATTATAAAGAAGGTAAAGATGAAGTAGAATTATATTCTACTCTTATGTATTTTTTACTTAATAAGAAATTACCATTACCCAATGCTAATGAAAGTGAATATTCTATTCGTAGACTATTTTTTAAATTTAAAAATAGCACAGTAGCACCCTTTGTACATCATTATGACCTGGATAAACCATTAATTCATCGGTTATCAGGAAATAGAAATACTCAATATGAACATGATTATGATAATTGGAGTATGGGATTTTTTCCTCAACATATCACCGCAAATAAAATATCAAATTATTTTGCTGAAAATGAGAGAATGAAATGTGAGATTACAAATAGAGAAAGTCCTACATTTCTTTGGACAACTGAACATGGTATGTCTAGATTAATGGATTGTATTCGTAGAGTGGGTATTGATAATTTAAATGAGAAAAAACTTAAAAAAGCTTTTGGTTATGCAGGTCAAGTTGCCGCACAATTCAATGTGAACACTTCTAAAAACATTTATAATATTGTTAAAGGAGAGTCAATATTTGATATATCAAGTGGTTGGGGAGATAGATTAACTGGATTTTATCTTTCTAATAAAAAAACTTATATAGGCACAGACCCTAATTTAGAAATGTATGAGATTTACAAAAAAATGGCTTATACATATGAAAAATGGTTGGGTAATGATAATCCTAAGATTGTAGAACATGAAAACTTTTTTGAATTACATGGAATTAAAAATGTAAAAATTTATTGTTTACCTGCTGAAGATATTAATTATAAAGAAATTCCAAATATAGATCTGACATTTTCATCTCCTCCATATTTTAATAAAGAATTATATGGAAAAGATTCTAAAAACGAGGATAATCAATCTTGGAAAAGATATAATACAGATGATAAATGGCTTACAAATTTTCTCTATATGATACTTGACGAATTGATACCAAAATCAAAAACAACTATGATTAATATTACAGATGTAGGAACTGATGTACGTGTGAATCGTAAATGTATTTGTGATCCAATGGTTGATAGGTATCAGGATAAATTTGTTGGTATTGCTGGTTTTCAATTATCTCAAAATATGAATGTTGTGAGATATCTAAATGGACATTATACAGAACCAATTTGGACTTTTGGTGAAAATTTTATTCAAGAAAATAAAGTAAATTTAATGCAACTTTTTAATTAACGTTTAATCAATGAAGGAAATATGTGTCCTGCTTGTTATATTAACGGTTTATTATTACTTGTTTTTGGAACTTCTGGTCTTGCGCTCACAAATCATCCTATCATCATCATAATTGCTGTAGTACTTACAATTGGAGGATTCTGGTGGATGTGGATTGCTTATAAAAAAAATCGGGGTAAAGGCGGATTAGTTAAAAATTTAAAAACAACTTTAATATACATTCTTATATTTGCTGCTGGTTATTTGACAGCAGCATACCAAACTCATAGCTTCTGGGCACCAGTAGCTCATGATGAATCCGAAATGATCTTACACTGAGGAATTATGATACATCGTTTGACCGCAATTATTGATAAAGAGCGAACATGGGAAAAGGTTATCAATATAGATTACCTTTATGGATTTGAACCACACGCAGATAAAGATGGAATATACATTATCTTTCACACAAACATTGAGTATTTTAAATTTCATTATACTAGTATAGAATCAATGATGACTGATTATGAAAAACTTCATACTAATATATCGGAAAGTTTTAATCAAACACATACCGTAGTAGCGCCTATTGATGTTTCAAGTGAGAAAGAAAAAGACTTGATATTGGGATAATATGGAAAAATGGATATTCTTTTATATTTTTATATTTTCAATTGCCGCTATCGGATTATATTTTCTAGGAAGAAAATTATTTGTGAAACATTTAGAAAAATATGATAGAGAAAATGATTGACATTTGTTTGTGAATGTGATATAATAGTGAAAACGGACCTCTAGCTCAATAGGTTAGAGCGGCACACTCATAATGTGTAGGTTCTCGGTTCAAGTCCGAGGGGGTCCACCATCATCATATTTCTTACTAAAAATATACAATAAGGTATTAATGTTTTATACAAATGTGGCATTAGTAGGTAGTAAAATATACATGAGGTATATTGAAAATGGTGTAAGAAAACAAAATGATTTTTCTTTTTCTCCTGAGTTGTTCATAGAAAGTAAACGTGGTGAATACAGAGACTTATATGGTAATCGTTACAAAAGTGTGGAAGTTAGTAATGTAAGTGAAGCAAGAGAAAAAGTAAAAGAAGCATCTAGTGTAGTAAATGAAACTATTTGCGGAAATGCTAAACCAGAATTTGAATTTATACAAAAAAACTTTTCAAAAAACATTTCCTTTGATTCATCCCAAATCAATATAGGTTATCTAGATATTGAGGTATTTACAGATGGTGCATTTCCAGAGCCAGCTGCCGCAAAATATCCGATTAACGCTATATCATTTCGTATACATGGCATCACACATGCCTTTGGATTAACCTATGATAATGTCACATACAAGAGTAAAAAAGACGATGTTGTGGTTTATCTATATGATTCAGAAGAGAAACTTCTATCAGAGTTTGTAAACTTTTGGGGTAGATGTGAGTTGGATGTGATTTCTGGTTGGAATTCAAATAGCTTTGATATTCCTTATATTTGTCGTAGGATTGAAAAGATATTTGGAGAAAAGTATTTGAAAAAACTTTCTCCTTTCCACAAAGTATTTTCAACTGAACGTAAGAATGATTTTGGCAACAAAGAAATTGCATATAAAATTTATGGAATATCTCAGTTAGATTATCTTGCCATTTATAAAAAGTTCACATTTAAAAACCGAGAGAGTTATAAACTTGATTTTATTGCACAAGAAGAACTTGGTGAACGTAAGGAAGATGTCTCTGAGTTTGATAACTTATTTGATCTATATGAAAAAGACTTTGAGCTTTTCATGGACTATAACATTAAGGATACTGAACTTGTAGAAAGACTTGATGATAGATTAAAATTGATGGAAATTGCACTGACTCTTGCATATTTTTCTAAAGTTAATTATGAAGATATCTTTAGTCCAATGCGATATTGGGAAAATATTATACAGAATTATCTGTATGAAAATCAAATAGTTACTGCAGTTGAAAAGCCTGTAAATGAAAAGACAAAGAAATTTGAAGGAGCATATGTAAAAAATCCAATCGTAGGTAAACATGATTTCATGGTATCGTTTGACTTCACTGCACTGTATCCTTACATTCTTCGTACATTTAATATCTCACCAGAAACGATTCTTGGTATGCGTGATGATATTGATGTTACTACCATACTCAATCAATCTATAGATTTGTCTGATGAATATGAAAAAGATGTGACTGTTGCTGCAAATGGTGCGAGATTTACACGTAAACATACTGGATTTATTCCAGCACTGATTAAAAGAATGTTAGATTTGCGAGTTGATTCTAAAAAAGAGATGATTAAAACTCAACAAGCAATAGAAGAAATGAAAAAGAATGGAGCAAGTGCTAATGATATCAAAGACTTAGAGAAGAAAGCAGTCGCTTTGTTTAACATGCAACTTGTTGCTAAAGTAGCCGCTAACTCTTTCTATGGTATTTGTGGATTGAAATATTTCCGTTTCTATGACATTCGTTTAGCAGAAGCAGTAACTTATTCTGGTCAAGCCGCTAATCGTTTTGTAGAGAAAGCTATAAATGAATATCTAAATCGTTTGCTTGAAACTGAAGATAAAGATTATACAATCTATATGGATACTGATTCTTGCTATTTTGATTTAAGTGGAATGGTTAATAAGTTTGTTCCCAACAAGACAAAGCAAGAGCAAAATGAATTTGTTAAGAAAGTTGGTTATAGTAAACTGACAGAATGTATTGATAATGCTATTGATGTATTCAATAAGTATTTAAATGTACATGACCCCATTCTTAACATGAAAATGGAAGCCGTTGGTGGTGGAGTATTCATAGCTAAGAAAAAATATGTCATGTCAATTGTGCATATGGAAGGAGTTGATTATGCCAAACCCAAGTTAAAAATGACAGGTGTTGAAGCAGTTAAATCTTCTACTCCATCACCAGCTAGAAAAGCACTCACAGATTGTGCAAATATTCTTGTAACCGGCACAGAAGAAGAACTTATTGAATATGTCAATGAATTTCGCAACAGATGGAATAGTTTAGCTCCAGACGAAATTGCTTTGCCAACTTCCGTAAATGGAATACATAAATATCATATTGAAAATAATCAATATAAACTTGGTTGTCCAATACATGTAAGAGCCGCAATTAGTTATAATTATTGGATAAAAAAAGAAAAAATAGATAATTACTACTCAGATATCAAGGATGGGTCAAAAGCAAAATATATTTTTCTTATTGAACAAAATTATACAAAAGAGAATGTAATTGCATTCCCATCAAAACTGCCGAAAGAACTTGACTTACACTCAAAAATAGATTATAATGCTCAATTAGAAAGGTCTTTTCTCTCCCCTCTAAAAATTATGCTTGAACCAACTAATTGGAATTATGAGAAAACAGTTAATTTGATGGATTTATTTTCCTAACAAATATTTTATGAAGGATTATTATGTCTCAGTTTTTTAAAAACTATGCTAAGATGATGAAGAATGAACTTGCAACCATAGTAGGTGAGCAAGGTATTGCTGGTGATTGTGATGAGTTTCTTGATACTGGTTCTTATATGTTGAATGCGGTTTTATCTGCAGATATTTTTAAAGGGTTACCAAAGAACAAAACAATTGCGATTGCATCTGATTCTGGTATTGGTAAATCATTTTTTTGTGTATCAATTGCCAAACACTTTTTAGATAATTATCCAACTGGTTTTGTATTATATTATGATACAGAAAATGCATTCACTTCTGAAATGTTTGAAGAACGTGGAGTTGATACTGACCGGCTTATCTATGCTCCAATTGGATTTGTAGAACAATTTCGCCATGAGGCTACAAAGTTTGTACATGAATATAATGAATTACCGGAAGATGAGAAAGTTCCGTTTATTATGATTCTAGATTCAATTGGTAATCTTTCTACAGAAAAAGAATATGAAGATGCAATAAGTGGACAAAACAAGACGGATATGACCAAGGCAAGAATCACCAAGTCTGCTATTAGAACATTGAAAATTGAACTCACAAAAGCAAAAGCACCACTCATCATGACTAATCATGTATATTCTGAGATTGGTTCAATGTATCCACAAGAGATTATGACTGGTGGTAAAGGTCCACTATTCTTATCAGATGTAGTATTATTTTTATCTAAGCGTAAAGATAAAGAAGGAACAGTTCAAGTCGGTAATTTTATTAATGTACGAGCAAGGAAATCTAGATTTACAAAAGAGAATACATTAGTTGAAGTATATCTAAGTTTCAAAAAAGGAATTAATAAGTATCACGGTCTTCTACAGTTTGCAGACAAAGCAGGTGTTTTTAAGAAGATTGGTAATCGTTATGAAGTACAAGATGGAAGAAAATTGTATGAAAAAGCAATTATGGAAAATCCAAGTGAATTTTTTACACAAGAAGTTTTAGAACAAATTAACAAATATATTCATGATGAATTTTCTTATGGTGGTGATTATCAAGAAGAGCCGCTTGAAGATTTACATGAGGATGTTGTAGAAGAATAAGGAAAAATATGGAAGAAGAATCAATTGATTATAAAATAGTTAAAGATAATGATGAAAAATGGGCAATACTTATTAATAGTGGTAAGTTTAAACATTTTGTTTTTCGCATTGAACATCTAAGATTAACTTACAAAACAAAAGATGGCACACTAAAATTTGTAGAGAAATATGAAGATGTTCAAGATGAAGAAATTACTATGGATTTTCAATATGAATTATCTATGGTTCCCGAGAATTATAAGTCTGAAAAAAATGATCAAAAATTATTTGAAAATATAGCTGAAAATATTTTAATTGATATTTTAGCTAATCATCCTGATACTTATAGATTGGAGTCAGATGAACACAAAATTGATTTTAAACAACCTAATCAAGAATAAAACTTACGTTAATAAAGTTCTTCCATTTCTAAAACAAGAATATTTTGAAGAAAAATTAGAAAAGTCTATATTTAATTATATTTCATCTTTTGTTACTGAATACGGAACATTACCAACAGATAATGTAGTAGAATATTATGCAAGTAAAGATACTAAATTAAATGATGAAGAACTAGCAGATTTAATTTCTCTTTGGAATGAAGTAATAAATCAAGATACTGAGAACATGACAGTTGAATGGTTAGTTGATATCACAGAAGAATGGTGTAAAGAAAGAGCAATTTTTCTAGCTGTAAGTGAATCAATTACGATTATTACTGATGAGAAGAAAAAAGTTCAAAAAGGAACTATTCCTGAGTTGTTGAAAGAGGCACTTTCAGTTTCATTTGATACTAACGTTGGTCATGATTTCGTTGAAGATGCAGAATCTAGATTTGAATATTATCATAAAAAAGAAGCCAAAATTCCATTTGATATTGAAATGCTTAATAAAATTACAAAAGGTGGCTTTACAGATGGGACTCTTAACTTATTTTTAGGTGGCACTAATTCAGGAAAAACTTTGTTTATGTGTCATTTGGCATCTTCATATCTACATCAAGGTTATAATGTATTGTATGTAACTTTAGAAATTGCTGAAGAAGAGATTGCAAAAAGAATAGATGCCAACTTAATGAACATGAAAATGTCAGAAATTACAACAATAAGTAAAGATAATTTCTTGTCTAAAATTAATAAGATACGTGCAAAAACAATTGGTAAACTTAAAATCAAACAATACCCTCCCGCCTCAGTAAATATAAATCATTTTAGAGCATTACTGAATGAATTAAATTTAAAGAAAAGTTTTGTGCCAGATATTATCATTATTGATTATCTTGGTATATGTTTATCTGCGAGAGTTAAATCTGCCGAAAATTCTTTTAATTATTATAAATCAGTTGCAGAAGAAATACGTGGACTTGCTGTTGAAAGAAAAATACCAATCATTAGTAATCATCAGTTTAATAGATCTGGTCAATATAGTACAGATGTTGATTTGGAAAATATATCAGAATCGCATGGTATCTCCATGACTGCAGACTTCATGGCAGCAATTATTGTCACTGAAGAATTTATTGAGGAAAAGAAGGTGATGATTAAACAACTGAAAAGTAGATATAATGACCCAAGTTATTATAATAAATTTATGATAGGTATGGATAGAGAAAAAATGAGATTATATAATTTAGAAGATGAGGACATCATAGAAACAGTAACGAAAAAAGAGAATGTTGTTTCTAGACCAAAAGTAGATATAGACTTTACATAAAAGAGGAAATATGTCATATGAAGGAGAATTGAAATTTACTACAGCAGGCGATTTTATGAAAAAACAAAAACAAACTTTTGTAGTTGGACAACCAAGATTTTATAGCAACCCACAAAAAAATATTGTGAGAAAAGAAATTTGGGATGATGCTGAAAGTATGAATGATGATTTGGTGAGTTACTGGAATGAAAATGTAGAGAAAGAAGATACTGTGATTGTAGTCGGAGAATTACTTCATATTGAAGTTGATTCTATTTTACAGAAATTGAATGGAAAAATTATTTTTGTCAAAAATAAGACAGATGCTTTAACTAAATATGTAGACGATAAATCAGTAACTACAGTGAACAGCTTAGACTTGCTATTTAATAATGAATCTATTTATATTACTAATTATTTAGAACATATAAATATAATAGAATCTAATTTAATTATTACATCTGACAGTTCTGTTTTAGTAGATAAAGTAAATGATAAGTATGTTTACTATAGAGATCATAAAGGTGTAACAAGATTTATTAATAATTTATCAATTCCTATATTTAACGTAAATATAGAATTATGGAATTATAAACCGGTAAATATAGATACAATCTTAAAGTTTTATTCAGAATATAGAAATCATAACACAAATTAAAAAAATGAAAAGTTATAATCAATTTGTTGCAAGTATCTTATTAGAAAAGAAAAAGAAACCCAAAGATGATGATGTTGATTCAGACCTTTTTTTAGATGATGAGGATGAGGAGAACGAAGAAGAAGAAGATCCTTCTGCGGAAGAGAATTCATCTGAAGAAACGGAAGAAATAGAAAATGATGAGCCATCAGACGATGAGAACAAGAAAGATGAATTTGATGCGAATGATGAAGAAAAAGTAAAAATTTCTAAAACGGATACTGAAAAGGAAGCACTAAAAAATGTTTCTAGTGATGTTGTAGATTCTGATTCTGAATTAAACGCAGATGAAGTTGAAGATAAAATTGAAGATGAGATAGATTACTTAGAAAATGATAAAGAAAGAAACGAAAAACTTTCTTATAAAGATAAAAAAGAAGAAGAAGAAAAACAAGCAAAAGAAAAAAAAGAAAAAGAAAATAATAGAACTAAAATTGTTATAAATCCTAATATTACAGAACATTTAAATAGATGGTAATCTAAAATGGCATCATCAAACGATAGAAAAATCTCACAGTTACCTTTTGCAAATACAGTAAATGACGATACTACATTTGTTGTTGTTAGCGATATTAGCACTATACCAAAAAACCAAAGAACTAATACCCAAGTATTATTTCACCAAGTTCCAGTACCAGTAACTGTTGGTAAAGAATTAGATGGTAAGGATGTTATTTTTAATACTACTCTAAGCGCAACAAATAAACTCCATTTTGATGCATCAGATGGTGATTTATCTCTTGGTAGAAATTTAACAGTAGCTAATAATGTGACAGTTGCAAATGATTTAGTAGTAAATGGAACCGCACATTTGGGACTAATTAATCCTTCATTTGCCGATATGGAACTTAGTGGATATTTAAAAGTTGGTGCATATACTACAGTGGAAGGACTTTTAACTGGAAATGCAAATACAGTATTTAATAAAAATACTATGGTAGGTGAAGATTTAACTGTTGGTGGTAAAATTACTGCAACGGGAAATGTTAATACAAATGGTTCTTTAATCAGTAATGTTGTAACTTCAAATACAATTAATAGTACAGATTTAGTTGTAACAAATTCAATTACAGGAGCACAAAGTATAAAATCTGAGACAGCATTTGTTGAAGATATTACTGCTAATAATTCTGTAATTGCTAATGGATTTATTAGAAGTTTGGGAAATGTTTACGGTACAGTTGCTAATTTTAATAGTTTGGATGTTGTAACAAATGCACAAGTAAATCAAACACTTACAACTTTAAATTTGAATGCTGTTAATAATGTAACCGTTTCTAATTTATTAACAAGCTTAAATATTTCCGCAACAGATTTAACTTCAGCCAATGCTACAATTACTAATTTAAATTCTACTTTACTTACATCTGTTGATGTGGAAACAAATAATGTAAATGCAATTGCAATTACCGCTCAAACTATTAGTACAGATTCTTTTATTATTGATACAATTGATGCTAATAATTTAGTTGTGGATTCTTTATCAGGAAACACAGTAAATACAGACCATGTGTTTGTTTCTAATTTACAAATGGAAGTACATTCTACACTACCTTCACCAACTCCTTACGATGAAGGTACTTTAATATTATTCTATGATGCTGCCAATCCCAATCCTACTTATTCATTAAAATTAGCGACACCTGCTGGATGGCAAACTGTATTCTTAACATGAGATAATGATTGAAATAACAGATGAATCTTTTTATTATTATACATTTAGTAAACTTAAATCTAAGTACATAGAAGAAACAGAATTTAAAAATTTATTAAAACATATAGTTTATATAAAAAGGCTTTTAAAAAAATATAAGGATAATTCAAAAAATATTAATATTAATTTATTATTAAATCATTTTATTGTAATATATAATGAGATAGAAATAAATTCAGCTACATTAATATTGTTTTATAAAATTAATAAGATGTATTATCCTCAATTAAAAACTATTTTATTAAATTTAAATAAGATTGATAATAATAGTACACTTCAAATAAATGAAGATACAATTATAATGTCTGATATTCTCATTGATACCGAATTAGAAAAAATCTTAAATAAAATATTCTTATGAATTTTATTAAAAATTTCAATTTTAAAAATCAGCTAGATAAATTTCTTGTGCATGAAGAAGATGGTGGTGGAGCAGAAGGAGGAAGCGCATCTGGACCAAACACCGTTGCTGCTGCTGGATTACCGACAAGCGGAGATGATGCCTTTAAAGGAGCAACATATTCTAATTTAGAAGGTGCAACTACTGGATATTATTATGATTTTTCTAAAAAGAAAAAGAAAAAAAGAAAACTCAAAAAATCTTTCTTAGATTATATGCTACCTTCTGGTAAAGCTTCTTCTTTTGTAAAGGAAGAAAAAAGCTTTACCGTTGATTTTGCAATGAATATTAATAAAGAAGAATTGAGTAAATTATTTGGTGAATCTATTTACGAATTTGGTGAAAATAAGTACACAGTAAAATTTTACAGAAAGGGAGAAAATTATCGTTTTGGTAAAATGTTTTTTGTGGGTAATAACGGATTTTGTATGCGATTTAATAAAGCAAAGAACAGTAAAAACAAAATTGATAGTATTTCATTTTGGAACAAATGGTCTACAGAAATCATCAATCAAGATTTGAATTTTAGTATTACACCAGATGCAGATGTAATAACCGATGGGTTAAGTTTAGAAAAATGTTTTGAAGTTGCTAAACAAATATTTAAAAATAGAAAGCCGAGATTTGTTAAAATTGAAAACATTCGTATAGAGAAAAAGGGGAAGGTAGCAAATAAAGAATTTGAAAAAGAATTAGGAGAAAGTGGAAAAAAATCAATTAGTTTTACGGAATTACTTGACTTTGCTCTCAATAATGGGTATACTGTAAAGGAGCCTTCTGATGGTTCTTTGGATATAAATCTCATAGTTCCAATGAAAATTCCCAATAAAGAATATGTGATGCCCCATCACAACGAATATAAGAAAACAATGGATGTTGAAAAATTTGTCGATGATGGTAAATTATTGTTAACTCCTGTCAATGTTCAAAATTTTGTTTCTAATGCTCAACATGCAGAAGAAATTTTAGAATTTATTAGAAGTCTATTTAAAGACAATTTAATTAATAATTTGTCTTTTGAAGCAATCGTTTTTGCTTCAAAGGTTAGAAAAAGCAATCATCCTAATTGGTTAAAACTTTTAGTACCTAAAATGTAATTATGAAAAAAGTTAGTTCTGGTTTAGTGATAACGGATGGAAAAGTAGTTTTGGGTTGTAAATCATATAAATGGGATTTACCAAAAGGAGAAATAGAAAAAAACGAAGAACCTATTGACGCAGCAATACGTGAAACAAAAGAAGAAACTGGATTAAGCGTTAATAAAAAAAATTTAATAAAGTTGGGTTTTTTTGATTATACAAAACACAAAGATTTGTGGTTATTTTTATATGCACCTAAAAATTTACCAGATACTTCAAATATGAAATGTACAACATATTTTGAAGATAAAGATGGTAATGAAACTTTAGAAATAACAGGGTATCGTTATATTAATTTTAAATATTTGGAAAGATTTTATTATCGTTCAATTTGTAAAGTTTTAAGACAAATTGAAAAATCTTCTATTTTTTCTAACTACTTCCAAGGAGTAAAGTAATGAATCATCTAGCTGCACTTTTAAATGTAATGGAATCAATTGAACTTGACAAAGAACTAGGCATTCAAATTTTTAAAAATTATATTACAGAATATCTTCAATTGATTCATGAAGATAAAGCGCCTTTTTCCGAAAAAGATTTTGAAATTATGAAAGAGGTGGCCATGTCACTCGGCTTGAATCCTGAAGAATTTGAAAATATTTTCAATGTGGCTGATGAAGAAGATGCTAGTTATGATAAATATGATGCGCAAGTAGATAATGTTGTTAAAGATTTGCCTCCTGGTTCTACTGAGTTTACTAGCTATTTAAATCGCTGGGTATCTCCAAATTCTCCCGATGCTAATTATTTGTTCTAAAACTCATGAAAACACATTCATTTTTAAAATTTAAAAAAGATATAGAAAATTTATTAAATTATAAACTTGTTGAAATTGAAGAAGTCACCCCCACTATTAGGCCTGTATTTCAAAGAATTAATGATGATATGCCTTATTTAACTGAAGAAAAAATAGAAGACGCATATTTAAATGATAAGATATCTCAGAAAACTTTGAAATTATTAGAATGGCTTGCAATAAAAGAAAATTTAGATGTTGCGGAAAACATTTATTTAAATAACAAGCAAAAATATGAAGAAATATCATGCTTACTTGAAAGTGTGAATTGTGATTTTATAACATTTATTCGTAATTTGATTAAAAAACATGAACAAGCGATCTCTAGTAGAGAATAAATCAATTCAAAAAGAATTCCTCCAACGTCTTTCTCTCACTCTAAGAAACTTTAAATGGAAATCAAACGGAGCTAATTTCTCCTGCCCTATTTGCGGGGACAGTAAAAAAAGCGAAACAAAAGCAAGAGGGTATATTTTTGAAAAGGAAAATTTATATAATTATTTTTGCCATAATTGTGGTTTTAGTTCTAATTTTTCTTTCTTTTTAAAAACAATTAATTCTATATTACATACAGAATATATTAAAGAACTTTTCTTAGATAAAAGAAGAACAGATAATCTAATGAACTCTGTAAAACCAAAGGCAATACCTTCCGATAAAAAAATAATTTCGTATATAAAAGCACCTTCTATTGATTCATTAAATGAAAATCATATTGCTAAATTATATGCAAAAAGAAGAAAAATACCTGAAAAATATTTAAAAGAATTATTCTATGTAAATTCTTTTGGAAGTTGGGTTAGGAAAAATTATGACCCCAACTATTCAGGAAATGATGATGAAAGAATTATAATTCCTTTTTATAGTGGAAAAAAACAATTAGTAGCATTTCAAGGTAGAGCATTATCAGGTAATACAAGATTAAGATATATAACAATCAAATTAAATGATAATGCACCAAAAATATATAATTTTCATAATGTCAATATAAACAAAAAGATATATATTGTTGAGGGTCCGATAGATGCAATGTTTTTACCTAATGCAATTGCAGTTGCAGGTTCAGATGTTTCTAAAGTTCTAGATAAATTAAATTATGACTTTGTTTTTGTTGCGGATAGAGAGCCAAGAAATCCAGAAATTGGCAAAAAAATTGCAAACATGATTGAACGTAAATATAAAGTAGCCCTATTACCAGAATCAATGCGTGGTAAAGATATAAATGAATATATATTAAATGGATTCACAATAAATCAGATTGTACAAATGATTGACCGTTTCACGTTTGAAGGATTACAAGCAACTTTCCAACTTAAAATGTGGCAGAAAATCTAATATGCAAAGTTTCAAAGAATATTCTGTGATAGAAGAAAACATAGGTCTTAGAACATCTGAATTGTTTAGTAGAATTCAAAAAGGTGTTGATGAACTGGCTGAAAAATATAGTTCAAAAGAATATGATGACGATATCAAAGACATTTATAAGATAGCAACACCAGACATAAATAGAATCTATAAGATTAAAAATTTGAATTTGACTTATAATTATTTAAAGGCATTGATTGAGTACGGCCTAAAGACCTCACCTAAAAATACTATTGGTGGTAAAGTTGAAAACATAATTAATGTACTCAAACCAATCCTAAAATCTCGGAACTATAACTATAATAAGAAGAAAAAATTACATTCTATTTCTTCCTATAAAATGAAAGAAATTGAAGATCTAGATATGGATAAAGAGAACTATAGTTTGAATGATTTGAGAATAAGATTGAAAGTAATTTGAAATCTTAGATTTGATAAATATAATCACAACAACTTTTCATAGAGTTATAATAAATGTCTACATATTCGGATGCAGTAACCGCATTGGGTAATCCTTTAAAATTAGAAATTGTAACCAATGGAGGTAACTATCTTATACAAAATACAAGTGTTCAGGTGACATCAACTACAAATGGTATAGTTATCAAGGATACAAATGGAACTGCAAATGTAGTTTATATTGCACACTCTCAAGTTGTTAGTGTGCTAAAAAAATAAATTTTTACTAATTAAACCCATATAACTTAACATAAAGGAAAAATGTAGAAATACGTTTTAATGGATTCGTTTATTCTTTTTTCAACATTTTAACATCGAGAGGATAGCATATATGAGTGCCCGGATACTTTCAATGCCTCAAGGTAATAATAAAGAGTTTCATGGAATAGAAATAAGTGAACACCGAAGTGAAAATTTATCAGAAATGGCGAATAGAATGTTAACCCAATTTTATTGTCGTGATAATGAAACTCCGCAAGAGGCTTTTGCAAGAACTGCAATTTGTTTTTCAGCCGGTGATTTAGATTTGGCACAAAGAATATATGATGCGGTATCAAAAGGTTGGTTCATGTTTGCATCACCTGTTTTATCTAATTCAATATTACCAGGTGAGAAGGCAAAAGCAATGCCAATCTCTTGTTTCTTGTTAGACATTCAAGACAATTTAGATTCTATTATAGACCACTCAACTGAAGTGAGATGGTTATCAGTAAAAGGAGGTGGAATCGGAGCTAACTGGTCCAAAGTTCGTTCTGTCTCAAATAAAGCTCCTGGACCAATGCCATTCCTCCATACAATAGATGCAGATATGATTGCCTATCGGCAAGGTAAATGCTATCTTCCTACCACACTAGTACTTACAGATCATGGATGGGTTGAATTTCAAGACTTAGATGCATCAATGAAAATTGGACAAGTATTTCAAAATGGTGTAATCAAATGGGTAGAACCAAGTGAGATTGTTGTTGAACAACATCAAGGTAAGATGTTACGTTATACAGACGATAAAGATATTTGTATCACAGTAACACCAGATCACTCAATGGTTGTTTATGATGAGTTTGATATACCAGAAAAAGTAAGAGCAGATGAATTGATGAATCACAGTGATAAGAAAATTGCATTTGTTGATGGATTAAATGCCACAACATTGCGTAGCGCATATGATGGATTTATTCCTGTTAGTGAACTTACTCTATATGAAACAGATTATGATGGATTTGTATATTGTGCAACAGTACCAGAAGGTAGACTAGCGGTGCGTGATTCTCAAAAGTTTAGAGCAATTGTTTGCGGAAACACACGCAAAGGTTCGCTTTGTGCATTTCTTGATATATCACATCCAGATATAATTGAATTTATAAACATGAGAGTACCAACGGGTGATATTAACCGTAAGAATCTAAATCTTCATCACTCTGTAAATATCACAGATGAATTCATGAGAGCAGTAGAACGTGATGAGATGTGGGATTTAGTTGACCCTGAAGATAAAACGGTGCGGGATACACTAAGAGCCCGTGAGCTATGGGAAATGATTATTGAGACAAGATATCGCACTGGTGAACCAAATATACACTTTATAACTGAATCTAACAGACATCTTCCTCAACCACTGAAAGACAAAGGTTTAAAAATTAATAGTTCAAATCTCTGTCAAGAAATCACATTACCTACCAATGAAGACAGAACAGCAGTTTGTTGTTTATCAAGTTTGAATTTAGATAAGTTTAATGAATGGAAAGAAACTTCACTTGTTGAAGATATGATTACTATGCTGGATAATGTATTACAATTCTTTATTGAAAATGCACCTAATCAACTTGCAAAGGCAAAGTATTCAGCAAGTAGAGAGCGGTCATTAGGTTTGGGTACAATGGGTTTCCATTCATGGTTACAGAAGAATAACATAGCCTGGGAAAGTGAAGATGCCGGATTACAAAATGAAATGATTTTTTCGCACATTGCACAAAAAGCGGAAGAACAAACCAGAAAACTTGCATTAATTAAAGGTGAATATTTAGATGGTATTGGTAGTGGTAGAAGAAACGCACATCTAACAGCCATAGCACCAAATGCAAACTCTGGGATGTTACTGGGAGTTTCGCCTTCTATTGAACCATACAACGCAAATACATTTACACAACGTTCAAGAATTGGTTCTTATCTAATTAAGAATCCTTATCTCTCAGATATATTAGAAAAGTATGGTAAGAACAACGATGCAACTTGGTCAAACATCATGTTGAATCGTGGTTCTGTTCAACACTTGAAGTTTTTAAGTGAACATGAAAAGAACGTATATAAAACTGCTATGGAATTAGATCAAGAAACATTAATTCAACATGCTGCTGATAGACAAAAATATATTGAGCAAGGACAAAGTGTAAATCTATTCTTTCCAGCCAAGATGGACAAAGCAAGACTTTCTAAAGTTCATTATCTTGCATGGAAAAATAAACTTAAAACATTGTACTATTTGAGAACAGAAGCTGAGAATCGTGTTGAAGCGGTTTCTGAAAAGGTTGAACGAGTGGCACTTACGGATTATATGGAAACTTCTTCTAAAAAAGAGGAAGATGATTGTTTAAATTGTCAAGGTTAAGGAGTTAAATGGAAATTAAGATTTATTCTAAAACAGGTTGTAGTTATTGTCAAAAAGCTAAAGAATGGTTTATGAATAACGCTTTAGAATATACAGAAATTGTTTTGGATGATGACCAAGAACGAATAGACTTCTATCAAAGAATTTCTAATGGTATGCAAGTAAATACGGTTCCGCAAATCTTTATTGATGATAAACATATCGGTACATACACCGATTTGATTAGTCAAGAAGATTTGATTTTGAAAAAAGCATTTGGTGGTTTGGAAGTTCCATCCGTGACTTACAAACCATTTCGTTATGACTGGGCAGTTGAAATGGCACAAAATCATGAGAAGATTCATTGGATACCAGAAGAAGTATCACTTGAGGATGATGTACATGATTGGAAATCTGGTAAACTTTCTCAAGGTGAAAAAGATTTCATTCGTAGTGTGCTGACATTGTTTGTACAATCAGATGTGAATGTCGGAGAAAATTACATTAATTATTATCTTAAAATTTTTAAGAACAATGAAGTACGTAAAATGTTGGCAAGCTTTGCGGCGAGGGAATTTATACATCAGGAAGCGTATGCTCTGTTCAATGATACGATAGGATTTCCTGAATCAGAATATAGTGCATTCTTAGAAATTGAACACATGCGAAAGAAGCATGATTACATGTTAGATATTGATGTTAATACTAAGGAAGGCACAGGTCTTGCAATTGCAAAATCTGTAATCAATGAAGGATTGGTTTTGTTTAGTTCTTTTGCTATGTTATTAAATCTTCAAAGATTTGGTAAGCTAAAAGGATTTGGAAAGATCAACGAGTGGTCAATCCGTGATGAAAATCTCCATGCTCAAGGTATGGCAAAATTGTTTAGAACATACTGTAATGAAAATCCTAGAATTGTCAATGATATATTTAAGAAAAAGATTTACAGTATGATTCGCAAAGCAGTTGAACTAGAAGATATGTTCATAGAACGTGCATTTGGATTCTCTAAAATGGAAGGTCTGACACAAGAAGAAATGAAGATGTACATTCGTTATATGGCAGACCGAAGATTGATTCAACTTGGTTTGAAAGGCAACTATAAGATTAAAGAAAATCCATTACCTTGGCTAGATTATATTCTAAATGCACCAGACCACACCAACTTCTTTGAAGGCAAGGTTACTGAATACACAGTTGGTGGTTTGATTGGTAAATTTAATTATGACTTTGTAGAAGCAGTAGCTTAAATAAACTCTTTTGATTTTTCAGCTAATGCACATTCATATGAAGTTATAAAAAACTTTCTCTCCGTCTCTTTTGTTAGAGGCGGTTGAGTTATTTCCGAAAACGTATCCCAATCATAACTTCTTTCTAACTCATCTGCAGTACAATCACAAATATTTTTTAACATAGTTGTTGAATATTTTTTCAATAAATCACCGTCTGCTGCAATACGTGAAAAACATACTGATATAAAATTTTGTTTTTCTTCAAACGGCCAACTTTCTTTTGCTGGTGCAGTTGGAACACACATGGTTAACGATAACGCTAACAATACTATATATTTTTTCATATCAACCTTTTTGTGGCATAGTGAATAAAGCTTTTACATCATCTTCAATAGGGTTTCTTGCAAACACACACCATTTAATTACTTCAGAATCTACAAAATTTTTTGAAAAATCTCTGAAACTTCTGCCTGTTGTATACACATCATCTACTATTAATATTGGATCGTTTGTATTATTTGTGCTATACTTGTTTAAATTATTAGCAAGCTGAACTCCACCTCTAGGAATACCAATTGCATATTGCCAATTTTTCGGTTCATATTCTCTGATAATATGTGCTAAAGCAATCCATTCATCGGGTGTAATTCCATCACATTCAATTTTCCAAGTTAATGGTAATCCAGAATGGCTTATAAAATCAATCTTTTGAAATAAATTCATAATTAATCACTCTTATTTTAGAATTTTACATTTTTCCAAAGCAGCAATCATCCTAGTCATACCAATTCCTCCCCCGACTCTAGGGAAAAATTCAAATGACAAAAACTTTTCTAGTTCTGCTTCAACCCTGTCTTTACCAAATAACTTGTACAGTAATTCACTATACTCACCATTTGTTATAGTATGGAAAGTATCTCTCATCATTTTAACATCTGTGCTCCGTTCGGCACTACCAATTGTTTCCATACCACCAAGGATAACATCTATTTTCTTGCTGTGTACTCCATCTTCATATCTGCTCATATTCCAAAATGGACTTGTGAATTCTGGAAAATCTGTAATCATTGTTGTATTGAATTCTTTTTCCATTTGAGTTTCATGCTCTGCTTTCAATTCCTCTGTTTCATTAAGATTAAAATGAGCTTGCCATTCTTTATATGTTTTTTCTGTAGGTTTGGTGAATCCAAGATGTTCACATAATTCATATTCCATATTTTTTAAGTCCTCTATCGTTCCAGGAAATTCAAATTCAAACATTGGAAAAATAATATCATGTCTTCCTGGTATTGCATTTGGTTCTTGTCTATAACTTGTGCTGATACAAAAAAACCCTTCAGAAGAAGGGCTTTTTAATAATTCATGTTCTAACCACATCTGACCTGTTTGAGGTAAAGGCCATACCTCTCCTGCGTAATTATAAGTAGCAACATTGAATGGGTCTTCACATGCTGCTAAAATACTCAAACGATTTTGAGTGTGAACTTCTGCGAAACCTCTATCTAAAAAAAAAGATCGTAAAGAATTTATGGTGTTTGTATATTTTAGAGGGTCAATTAGTTGGGTCATTTTTCTCCTTTCATTTTTTGTCAATTAATTTTTCAACTTCTTCTTTTTCTAAATCCCATTGAATATCTTCAAGAATCACATCTAGCATTCTAAAGTTTTCTTTTGCTTCTGATATGCATCTACCTAATTCTTTTTTATTTTTTCCACTGGGCATACTGTTATAAAATTTTATTGCTAAACGAAATACTTCTGGAGCCGATTGCAACTCTTTTATTATTTCGTTTAGCTCATCATTCTTCATTTATAATTCTTTTGTTCCGCTTCTTCTCTATATTGCTTAATCATAGCTTCCTTTGCCCAATTCGGCAAATCTTTGAATCTATAATCTGTCATACCTATTCTTCTGTTTTCATAATAAAGTGTCTCTGGGTCGTCTTCTTTTATTTTCATTTCACCTTTAAAGTCATTTCAATTGGATTTAGTTCAACGATTTGCAAATCCTCTTTTACAAATCCATATAATTTAGTTTTATATAAAAGAGTAATATCTGATGTGTTATCTGAATTTACATTCGCACCATCAAGTTTCATATCATTTTTATTCAAAGTATAGTTATAAAATCCACCTACAGTTGAAGTAAAATTATCAAAACTTGGTAAAACACCAGTTTGATTTATTACTAGCTTGTCAGATACACCTTCTAGATATAAAGTCAATGTCGGTAGATTTCCTAACGTCCAATCACCTATTGTAACATCTCTAGAAGTTTCTCCATATAATGCCATGATATAAGAACTTTCTTCTGGTTCTGCAGGTAAAGTTGCTGAAGTATCTGATGTGGAGGATGTAGATTCTGTTGTATTATTTGTTGTAGTGGTTACTGTAACAGTATGATTATCTTTGATAATTTCTGTATGATTATTTACTGTATGATTATCTTTAATTTCAACTATACGTTCTGTTTCATTTATAGGTAGGGAATCTCTACATGACCCAAGAAATAATGTAGCTATCAAACTTGTTGTTAAAATTCCAACAAGTTTTAATTTAATTAACATTTGTTCTCCTTTTGATTAACTTTCTAAAAACTTTTTCCATGACCAAGTGTGCATCATAAATTCGGAATCATTTTGATTTTCATTTCTGTATTTAAGCAAAGCTTTTTTGATTCTATTCACATCAGCATTTTCTATCTTTTTATCCTGAAGTTGATAAAATAGTTTAGATGCAATTTTAAATTTATATTCATCCATTTGTCTACGATGTATATCTTCATGGCTAAATGGAGTTGCCTCTTTGTATTGAGGAAGATGTCCGCTTACAAATAAATGTTCAGCAGCATCTGCAATATGTTTTAGATTCGATTGACTCAAAGCATTCTTTTTGCCTAGATCGTTTAGAACACCATCCATATGTGTATCTAGATAGCCATGCGGACTCCAATATTTTATAGCTTCCGCAATTTCATCAGCATATTTTTCATTGATTGTCTTCTTATCTATATATTCAAGAACAGTCATAGCCAAACGTTTCTTTGTAGCTGGTCTATGATTTTTTTGTTTAAAGTATGCTTTGATTATTGCTGGTATTTGCTTTTGAACTCCTTCTGGTATCTTACGATATTCTCTATGACCATCATCTTCAACATCAACAAATATATCTAACATTGTAGGGTCTTTCTGAATGGCATAAAGTAATAAGTCAGCTTTTGGGTTCATATCCATGAAAGCTTTAATCATTACATAATTTTTCATCACAATTACTTTTTTTAAGCTATCAGATACTTCTATATCATACTTATTGAAAAATCTTGCAACTTCCAATGGACTAATATTCTTTTGTACGGCAGCTACTATAACTTTTTCATCTACATCTTTCAGATATTTGTAGTAATCTAAATCAACTTCAAGAATTCCTTTAGCTACAATTGGAGGAAGTTTATCTTTAAGATATCCTTTTTCAATAAAAGCTATACCACTTGTTTTTTTCAACAATGCGTCTTGAAGCGCACTATTAAACTCACTATCTGATTTTATATTAAGTTTATCTTTATTCAAACTTCTAAAAGATTTACCTCTTTTAAGATGTGTTTGAATAATACTAATTTTAGAACTCTTTTCTTCTTTGTCTGACATCTTATAGTCTTTATTAAAATAAGGACCTTTAACTTCATACCCTAATCTAGAAAAGAATACTGCTTGTACTGGCTCGGATGGATGAATGATTCCTTCTTGTTTATTATCGTATGCTGAATCATAATAAAACTTTTTATCACCTTCTACCCCTCTTCTTAAAATCTTTGCCCAAACATTAGTACTAGGTTCATATGTTTTTATTCCATTTGCTTCTCGGAATATATGATAAGTTTTTGTATTATTTGGGTCCATCTTCAAGTCCGAATCTTCTTTCAAGTCTGATACATATTCATCAACTACTTTCTTTTCTTCTTTCTTTTTTTCTTCTTTCTTTCCACTATCAAATTTAGAATCATAATCAGTACCATCGTCCAATTCAAATTTTATTTCTGAATCATCAGATAAACTCTTTGCTATTTTATCTGCATCATTTTCTTTTAGCATTGCAGTTAACATTGACCAAGTAGCAGAATATTTATCTGAAAATAGAAATCCTAACATACGAGTGATGTTCCAAATCTTTCCACCATTACTTTGCTTTCTGGCATTTGTCTCTGCATACTTATACATTGCCTTGACCATCTCATGCAGCAAACGTTCATTCTTAATTCCATGTTTCTTTTTCATGAAACCAACAATATCCTGTGCTAATAATTTCTTATCTTTCTGAAATTTAGCATTACTGTAATTGCCAAGATTTAGATGTTTTCCACCACTCTTGCGTGATACTAATGCAATGTATGCTTTATCACCAGCAAATGGTGGGTCAAAAAGTTTATCACCTTCTTTAAGATATTGTGTATACAATACAGGAATAGGATATGTATAAATTCCATTTGGTGTATTGAATCTTGATTTTGTATTCAATATAACGGTAGGTGTGTCATCTTTTGATAGTTTATCAAACTCTGCAGTATCATCTATGTAAGTAGCAAAGGCCATCTTATCAGTTCTATATCCATCTAAAGCATCAACTGGACTTTGTTTTACATTTAACGTGGGATTTCTTCTTGCTTCTGTTAAAAATGTGCGAAAGGATTTCATTACTTCTTTAAACTTTTAAGATATTTTTTAACAATGTTTGGTGAATTCTCATAATCTTCATGACCTATTTTTTCAGATGGGATTGTACCCGCAATAACTTTTTTGAAATGTTCCTCATCTATTCCAGATAAAGAATCTTCTGTATAATATATTTTTAGTATTTTGAAATCAGATACAACTATCTCATCATAATCAACATCGGAACTTCCTTTATTCCATTTTTTACTCTGTTCAATTGGCCAAGCTAGAATGAGTTTACTAAATGCTTCATGAAATGCGGGGTCACTTTTAATTATTTTTTCAGTGCCGCCTATATATTGTTTAATATATTTCTGTTTAACATTGCCTGGTATATCGTAAGGACAATTGGCAATTACTCCACTTGCTTCACACTCTTTAGTTTTTAATCTTTTATCTTCATAAGTAGCACGTAACTTTTTTATCAATCCATGTTTGAAACGCAACAACTCTCTTAACAACGCTTTGTATGCTCTATATCCATCTTGATCTTTATATTCAATGAAATGATTTGAATAGTTAATAGAACCTTGAGTACTAATGTCTACGAGTCTTGTACCTTTTTTATTCACTCTACTGTCAATATCATATTCATTTCCAAGTACAGCAATACCATCAAGTATCACAAGAATTCCACCAACAGAATCAGCCCAAACACCATTAATCAATGTTCCATAGTTATCAACAGTGAATGCAGATATCTGTTTAGATTTTTTATTTTGTAGTGCTTTTAATTTTTGAATTCCGCCTATACCTGTAGCATGTCCTGCTACCAGACGTACTGGAGTGGATAGTTTTTTTATGAAACTTACGTCAAGAGGTAATTGAAATGTTTCATTATCTTCTTTTTGAAAATTATAACGTCTATCTAATTCATGGTCATGATAATAATTATCATCATATAGTAAACCATTATGATCTAAAAACAAATGGTCAAATAATGAACGTTGCCACTGGATTCTTTCTGTTAAAAATTCTTTAAATGGAATCATTTTTATTTAACCCTTACATCAAATCGAATGAAACCTCTCATAGCCTTTGGACTTTTTGTTGTTTCTGTTACTTGATACTGAGGATACTTTTTTACAAATAATTTAAGCATTTTACGATATAAACTTACACGGTTTTGTTCACTTAATGTAGCCTCTAAATAAAAATTAGGAAAATCTTCTATTTTAAGAAATTCTTCAAAAATATGAAGAACAGTTGAGAAGATTAAGATTTCTTCACCTTGACCTTGGTTTGTTTTGCTAGTTGGATTATCTGGCTCAGATGAATCACTTTGAAAAGAAAATTCATAATCACCATTGTTATCAGCAACTATTTCAACTTCAATATGTTGACCTTTTGGTGTTTTAAAGTGATAAGTTGCTGATTCTTCATCATAATCTATATCCATGTCTTTTAAATTTATTTTTTTATCAAATAATTCAGAGATTAGTTGTTGATATGTTTTCATTTCTTTGACATGTAAGCTTGTGCGCCAAAATAAAATCCAACTACAGATGCTTGTGCTAGATAGAATA